TAGGGGTAGATAAATCAAACCCACAATCGTTACACTTTTGTGCAGAAAGTTCAGTCTCGTCTACATCTCGCCCGCAGTTAGGGCATAGGACTTCAACCGTATGACGACACACTTTGGTACCGTCTTCCAATTTAACTGCCGGGTTTTCTAAAATCATATTAGTCCTTATACAAACCAAGTCACAATGGAATACCGTGTACCGCTCGTTACGGGCATTATCTCATGGGGGTACATAAAGTTTGAAGGGAACATCAAAGCGTCCCCTTTTTTTAAATTATATATTAACTCACGATCAAAAAACGCAAATTCACCGCCTTCGTAGTCATCATTCAAAGCAAATGAACAAGACACGGCACGGGGGCGGTCTTTAAAAGAATCAATATGTGATAAATAAAATTGACCCGTTTCGTACCTAAGTAATTCATAACCAGAGTCTTGCTCTATATTACAAAGAGAATGTTTTTCATTATATTGTTTTATTGTATTAGAAGCAGAAACATACAAATAAGAATCTAATTTTTTTCTTGTTTCATAATTTTTTTTAATCATGGAATCATAAGAAATACCAATATTTGAACACTGTCTTTCCGCATCAGACTTACCAGAAGCAGTTATAGCTCGAACCCAATCATCGCAGTTTTTGTACTCATTAAGAACGGCTTCACACAACGCATTAGTAATTGCGTTTTCAATAACTACAATGTGATCTAATAACGTTTTCATTTATATTTGTGTAATTTCAATGTTTCCACTAGCCTTAGTGTTTGGATATTTGTTTGCGTCAGGGTTTTTACCGTTGTAATTTTCTGAAGGACCCCACCAATGACATACTTCAAATGGCACTGCCACACCGTCTGGAATCATACTTGGATCGACAATATCTTCAATTCGTTCGCCAATTCTCATTGGGTGAATGCAATAAGCAACAGTATTATCTTCAAGGGCGGTAAAGGCATGCATTTTATCTTTATGGATAAAAATCATATGTGGGGCCTTAAAAATGGTTTCTTTATCATCAACTACACATTTAACAGATCCCGCCGCTAAAAGAGTTAAATGGTCAAAGCTATGAGTATGGTTATGCTCAGTATCGCCAGCATTTTTAAAATGCATCATGCGACTATATAGATTGGACACACAACCAACTTTTACTTCAAGAGCCATTTTTATTTCCTTTTGTCAAAATAAACCCATGCATTGGGGCCATTGCTACGCACATAGTGTAAAAATAATTGACTGTAATTTTGACCACTAAAGGGCGTATTTCTCCAATGATCTGCCGTACACCCAAAATACAGCATAGCATCGCCTTTATTTAAATCTAGTTCAACCTCTTCACCGTTTGGCTTTTGAATACCAATACTCCAATTTGCATCGCCACCCAAATGAACAGTTAAACTTACCTCACATGCTGGCCTATCTCGATGTCTTGAGAGTGTTTCGCCATTTTTATATATACGAGCGTAAGAATATGTTGGCAACACTTGCTCTTCAATTAAATTGCTTACTTCATTTACTTTTTGGCAAAGCAGTTCAAGAAACGGTTTAAAGTTGTAGATGGCTGGTGAATTTGGAGCTTGGTGATCTTTTTCATATTGACCACTACGTTCTAATTTATAAAATTCTTGTTGCAAAAAATTAGCACGTTCCTGACTAATGAAATTAGGAACGAACAAAAAATTGTTTTGCTCAAGCTGGGCGTTCACTATACAGTTGTCCAAACTTCTTGTGGAACAGCGGGCCAGTTAATATTTCCAGATACAGGATTAATTGCATACTGACGCACAGCGTTGCGGTACACAACAAAATCTTGAGCATTATTTAGGTAAGGGTTACTTTTTGCTGGATCAGAAACATCTGGAATAGTTGTCCAATCAGTTGCCTGTAATTTATTTATAGCGGTAAATTTATTTTCTTGTGCTGTAGGTGGTGGTGGTGGCACTGGGGTATTGGCCTCAGTCCATTTAGTCATACAACAATTTGCCCACGCTGGTAGCTCAGTAATAGGTTGATTTTCTACTAAAGAAGAATTGTATTCAATCCAACCAGCAGTATCTTGCCATTGAAGCGCATGTACATCTGAAGGAATATTACATGAACTTAAATCAAGGTTATTATAAAAAACATCATTTTTGCCGACCGATCCGTCAACAGGGATAATAGTTAATTTCATTTTCTACTCCTAATTAATTTGGGTTGTTGCGGTTCAGAAGCCGCTAAAATTAGTTGGGTATTAACCTCGTTAGCTTTTACCATCTCGTTTCTAAATGACTCTACTGCGGCACCAGTTTGGCGTTGCTGTCCTGAGTTTTCAATAAGCAGCATTGGTAACCACGATATTGCACACTCATAACTATCTACCTGACTGCCACTATTCATATCGTAGCCTTGCACACGGGTATACCAAGCACAAGTAAGACCTATACAGTCTTTTTTAATGAGCGGGCAAAAAGACCCGTTTTTAAGTGTTCCCATTATTAATTCTTAGTTGCACGAATGACATCAATATATTGAACCGCCAGATTAATTGCGTTACCAGTAAATGTACCAGAACCACTTGAAAAACTAAATGGGTGGTCGTGTGAACCGCCACCGCCAGTATTATTTGTTGTAAGTCCGCCGTTATTGTTTCCTCCACCACTTCCTGGCCTTTGGTCTGATGGACCACTAGTAAAAAATGGACTAATACTGTGATTATGACTTGGGATTTGGGGTGTGCTTAATGTTGTTGACCCAGCACTACCACTAATCGCTGTAATACTTACTGAACCGGTTGGGGTTTGACTTGCAAATGCTGTAGTAAACGCTACCGATCCACCTGTGCTTGCATTTCCTGTTACAACCCGTAACGCTGAGTTGTCGCCCGTAGATGAGTTTTTAGTCCAGCCCGTTGGTGCAGCGGTCTGTGCAAACAACATAACCGTACCTGAGTCAAACGCAGCGGCAGCGGCAGAGGTCCAAATTGAACCATTTGAAGTTAATACGTTACCAGCAGTACCAGCAGAGGTAATTCCTGTTCCACCATTACCTGCGGGTAAAGTTCCAGTTACATTAGTTTGCAAGTTTGCATACGTGGTTGAAGTTGAACCTGTACCACCTGAAGCAATAGGTAATGCAGAACCAAGAGTTAACGAACTTAAATGAGTAACTGCATCAACTACACCGCTTCCGGTGCTAAATACCCACATTGTTTTAGCAGTGGGTACAGTAACAGTTGACCCCGATGCGTTTTTAACAACTACGGCGGCTAGTGTCGCGTTGTTAATAAGATACAGTTTTTGGATACTAGGGACAGTCAAATTAAAGCCGCCACTACCACCTATATTAAGACGTAATGCGCGGGCATTTTGCGCTGCATTAGTATCAGTTAGGGTTAGCGTAGTATCACTACTAACAGTAATGTCAACCGAACCTGTGATAGCTTGTTCAATGGCTACCCCTAAATTGTCGTTAGTTACGTTGCCCCAGGTTCCCGAGTTTTCCCCGGTTGCCATAAGCTGAATTTTAAGATTACTATATGTACTTGCCATTTATTGCTCCTAAGCCGCTATCGGCGTCCAATTTGGTGTTTGCGAAGTATCAATCAAGCCCCAGACTAGGGGTCTAGAAACCCGACCTACTGCACTCACACCCGTTAAGTATACGTTAGCGTCGCTGTTTACGGCAACACTACCCAAAGAAATTGTTCCTGCAACACCTGTAACAACTGCGTTTGCCCCTGCCTCCGCCTCAACCTCACCAAGCCCCATCGTACCAGCCACGCCGGTTACATTAACTACGGCTTTTCCTACTACTTGGGCGGTGCCAATTTGTCCCGTTCCAGACACACCGGTTGGGAAGACGTTAGCTTTAGCGTCTACCTCTTCTTCACCCAATAACGCAGAGGCTCCAACGCCTGTTACATTAAAGTTATTAACTGTTCTAGTTGTAACAGTTCCTAAAGAAGCCGTAACACCAAAGCCAACTAAAACAGCGTTTGCCTTAGCAGTTACTGTTACTACGCCTTCAGAGCAAACTGCTTGCTCCCCGGTAACTCCATGGTTAGCACCGGCATCTACAGCCACACCAATTAATTCTGCAACTATTTCAAAGCCTGTAACATTAGGTACTGCCTGTCCTGATACTTGTACAGTGCCTATAGATCCACTTGCCTGTACTCCTACAAGAGTTACTGACTGAGAAGTTCTAACCTGCCCAATATTGACGGTAGCGGCGATGCCTATTACGCATACTTTATTAACCCCACCACCCCAGGTACCTTCACCCCAGCCATACGCACCCCAACCTTCTTCATCAACGCAGGCTACTACGCTACCAAGTATAGTTCCGCCAGATACGCCCGTGGGCAATGCTGAGGCTTCTGAATTTACAACTACCGTGCCAACAGCGCTGTTTGTACTTACGCCCGTTACATTTACGTTGGCATCAGAATCTATTTCTTCTTCGCCTAACGCACCTGTGGCTTGCAGACCGGTTACGGATATGTTGTTATTAGACTGAGGAATTACGGCTCCTACAGACCCAGAAGCCACAACCTCAGTAACACTAACCCCGATGCCGGTTGTAACACTTGTTATTACACCAGACGCAGATACGCCTGTAACAGGCACGTTAGCCTTAGCGGCTACAGTTTCAACGCCAATAGCCCCAGAGGCAGTTACACCAGTAGGGCTTACATTAGCCTTACCTACTACACTTACAGTACCAATTGAAGAGGACGAAGAAACCCCTGTTACGTTAACCGAAACAGAGATTGAACCTTCGCCCCAGGCGCCTAGCCCCCAAGCACCTTCGCCCCAATTGGCTGTCGCCATATGCTATTAAGCGATACGGATGATTGCGTTACTTGCATCAAACGTTGGGAAAATGATAGTGAAGTCACCTGCAGTAGATGTCTTATCACCGCCAAAGTCCAACACGCATACAGCTGCGTTAGTTAATGCAGAGTTAGCGTTGTCATTAGCCGAAGGTGTGGTGTTATAAATTAAAGCGCCACGAGCGGTAGTGGTAACGTTGGAGAACGTTAAATCACTAAAGTCAGTAAAGCCTGTACCAGCAGTAGAGTTAGTATTAGTAGTACCAACACCTGTATTGGTAAGCGCCAAACCACCAGCGGTAACGCCAGTAGCCTCGTTAGAAGCAGAATACGTAGTGGTATTTGCGTCCAAAGAAGCAGATGATGTGTACAACGCTAATTTGAAAGTATCGGCACCAGCTTGAGCTGATGGACGAAAATCGTGAACACCAAGCAAAAGCTGGGCTTTAAATGATGTGCACATCGCTTGAGTAATAGCCATTTGAAACTCCTATTCGTTCAATAAAAAAGTTAGCTCAGGATGACCAGCTTCCCGTAATCGGTTAGCAATGGTCGTGCGGTCTGAGCGCACCGCTTCTTTTAGGTAAAACACTAAAACACTTTGTATGTTCTCTCTAAATGCTTCTGCCTGATCACGAATGGCAGGGTGTGACTTAGAGCCAACATAAATAATCTTGTCGATAGCACGTTCTGCAATCTCTTCTGGGGTAAAGCCTCTACCCTGTGAAGTTTTCACAATAACGTTGCCATTCATAAAGCCTTCTACTGTATCGAAATTCATCGTACTGGGTACCTTGCCTGTAAAGTCCTATACATATCTTGGCGGTTCTTGCCTTCACCAAGTTGCAACAACAAGGTCATACCCTCGTCATAACGCTTCTGGTAACTAGCAATGACATCCGCCTCCCCCTTCATAAATACATAAGCCTCTAACAACGAACCATATAACAACACTTGGTCAAAGTTATTTCCAAGCCAAGACTGACCATTTGCAGAATCCACAATAGATTGTGGGTAGTAGAAATAGTGCAATTCACTGTTGTAATCAGCGTCTGGCGTAGGTCCTAAGATAAACGTTACGTCATTAAAAATAGCATAGTACTCTGGTGTACCCGTAGTATCTGGGTCTGGATAGCACGAACGAATAAACTCTACGTCCTTATTAAGTAAATACGTCTGTGCATTCGTCACAGGATCAATGACCGACAACGAAAATGTTGCTTTCCAATCCGTCGGCACATTCAGATACTTATTACCCGTAGTGCA